CCCAGCTTTAATGCCCTTTTCTATGTCTTAACTGGATAGTCGACAAGATTATTGATCTCTCAATAACCACATAGAGCGCTTGTTCAGCGTGTCTCGATAAGTTGAATGATAATCGGTTTAAATACCGCCAGTTCATCTTATTGGGTCTCCCTTCCCGTGCAGTCAAAAACACGGTAAGTAGGGGAGTCTAGAACCCAAAAAGGATCGATAATAGTCCCTAGAAAGATTTGAATAGAAAACCGCATTAGAGTCCATGGCCGAGCTCCATCAGGCCATGGATACCAGTGCCGACGAGGCCGATGGGTCCAGGAACATAGGACGCCATCTTGGCAGCGAGGGATATTCCACCTCGAACGTCAGCCGCGGCTTTTCGTGCCCAGTCAACAAAACGGTTCCAAAAGGAACTATTTTGACTGCAAGGTACGGCAGCCGGAATTTGCTTATGGTATGCCTTCAGCATTGCTAACGCTGTTGGATCATATGCGGGGGACATGTGACGATAATCATAGAGAACAGAATTCTCATTGACTTGATATTCAACACATGCCCAAGAACGGATAACACCTGTTTGTGAGGCGATGAGCGCCGGGAACTTCATGACAGTACACTCAAACGAACCCAGGCCAACGAAATTAGCGGTAGTTCCTGCTAATGTTATAACGTTGTCCAGAGGGTTGACTGATAGAGAAATATTCTCAGTTAACTGATCAAAGGAAAATGCTTGAAGAACCGGGGAGAACTCATAGGTAGATTCCGCATTAAATGAAGGAGCGTAAGCTCCCTCATTAAGCGGGAAAATAGCCTGAGTCTTCTTGGTCGCTAAGGCAGCTCCAAGGCCATCGAGAGTTTGGCCACCCACGAAGCCGGTGACGAGAGGTAATTGTTGACCTCCTAAGGTAACGCGCGATTTCCAAACTTGAATCGAGCCACCCCATGTCTGTTGATTAACAGTAGGGATGAACTCGAGAACGTTCGAAGCATAGCGGAACCCGGAGACATTGATGTCTTCCTCGTTAACGGTTAATAGGGAGGCGGTATCGTCGTAAAAGACGGCCGTCAGGGTAATGGCACCGGTTGTACCGGCGGCTCTGTCGCCATAAAAGTAGGCGACGCCCGGAATAGGTAGTTGGACAAGGTAGAGATCGTGTCCGGTAGTATAGCTTGGCAAAGAGTTAGTGATACAGTGATTTTTAGTCACCACGTCACCATCATACTCGTCAGGTATACCTACGAATCCGGTTCCTCCAGAAAAATCAGGAGGGGCCATAGTACATTTAAGAAACCCAGTACCAGCGGGTGTTATTGCAGATAAGAGGCCACCAGAGCGTTTATTTTTCATACGCTTCTTGGTCTTCTTCGGCCGGTTGGGTCGCTTCCCAGATTGTAGTTTAGCCACAACTTGTGGTCTATTCCGTCCAATCTCAGGAATGCGAATCGTAACTTGTTTAGTTCGGGACATTTAAAATCTACTGGTTAGTTTATCAGTGGATCCCGCAACTAACAACGCGACTGTACATCTTCTCCTACTACACGTTGACCCGTGCAGTCTGTCGGCATTTAGCCACGGACACATAGTCAACATCGACGTAAGGACACAAAGTCGTATACACCGAAGTTCCTTAAGTGCCAGTGGGCACTTAGCACGGAAGTATCAAGCAACACAACTCAGAAGAGTGGCATCGCACCGTTTTGGGCCATTAAGGAGAAAACCCACTAGAGAGCACTAACTCATTCAGGGTTAGAAACGAGAAAGTTTTGCTCAGGGGAATCTAGTTGGAAACAATAAAATCCCGAATATCTTCCGTAAAGGGGACATAAGTCCTTGTAGGAAGTACACCTATACGCATCTCAGAAAAGAGGAGAATATCCTCATTACTGATCTGGCGTAGAGTGACATCAGGTCTATTGACATCAATAGATTCAAAAGCTCTCTTAAATTCCCTGAGCAAAGAGCGAGAAGGGTGCCGGATTTTTAGATTCGGAGCAAAGTCGTACTCGACCGTAGTTAGGGGTCGGGCACTAATCTGTATCTTACGATACAACTCTACTCCAGGAGGAAGCGGGCCTGGTGGGAATAAACCCATTGGAGAATCCTGTTTACGTACGTAGGAGGTAACAATGTTATCTTCTTGTTCTGTCACTAAGGCAGAAAGGTACTTCATAGGATAAAAGCCCAAAGCTAATTCTTGTTGAATCCGGGACAGAAGAAAAGTTGCGAAACGACGTTGGAAAGGAGTGAACTCTATCATCTGAAAAACTTCAGGAAAGATAGGAAAGCCAAGACCACCGAGCCACTTAGGCATAAAAAGGTTAAATTTACCATCAACAGTATACTCCTTGATAAGGGGTAGATTATAATGGATAAACCTTTGGTGGATCCGGAGCTTATCAGAAGCACCCTCCATAACAATAGCATAAACATCCCATAAGGGGAGTTTACGCGTCCAATCGCGACCGGTTAATTTTGACTGGCCCGTAAGTAGACCAGGGTTAAGATACGGAATGATATTGAATGTATGCTGAGAACGCATAAAGTCGGAACGAGAACCTCCATTCAGGAAGGTATACTCATACATAACCGAGTTAATAGTTACAATCCTAGGATGTACGTAGTTCTTACCTAATGAAAGGGTAAAACCAACATCTTTAATGGACTCTAACCAAAACTGGTAAAATAGACTATTTGTTCGGAAACATATATCATCACCATTTACCCTAACCGGCAGATCTCTCAATTTAATTTTAACCAACTTACCTCTATTCAAATGAGTACAATAGCGCTCAAGTGCTATCCAGTACGCAACCACATTAATGGTACATAAGAAAGGAAAGGAAAGTGGAGAACCCATAAGCTGACCTGTACGTTGTCGCACGATTATCTTATAACGAAGGAATTTTTCTTTGTCCCTCGGATCCGGAATACCCATAATGGTGGCACCTAAAGCAGAAGCTTTAGATAGCCATGGGCACTCGCTTGGTACGATATATATAAGGTCGTGGTCACCTATTACCTTCTCGCAAAGCTTGAAGTAAGACAAAAGATTCGGGTTCCCCTTTACAGAGGGCTCGATCGATGTCAAGTAGGAAGACTTCGTAAACTGACCATCCACTCCATCCGTAGCTCCGGAATAATCACCAGAGACCCAATCATTAAAATCGATCGGGACTGGGAGTTTCTTCCGCAAAGCGTACTCGGCCTGGAGGATGTCATACAAATGTTCAGCAGTAAATGGTTCAGAAATAAGAATAAATTGAGGGAACTGTCCCAAATGATCCCAGAGAGCTATCTGGTAAGGCTTAGCAAGGAAATAATAAATTCCCTCGCCCGTAGTTATATTTCGAACCTTTAGTGGTTCTACTATAGGAACAACCTTACAGGAAAGAACACTCTCCTCGAATGCTTTTGACTCGAGACGCCGCCAAAGCTGTTTTACTGGCTCGTTGATGGGAAAACCATGGAAGACAAAAGAACCTTTCGGTTCATGATACCATCCCACAATATTCTCACGAACACCAGCTAAAGCTGCGCGCGACATCTGCGTAGTATCCCAGTCACCGGATACATCAGAAAGCAAGACTTGGGGACGATCATACACATCCCAATCCAGAATATCAGCAAGTTCATCAAGAACAGATTGCCGCTGTCCACCCGAAATTCGCGAATATTGAAGCGAAGCATTCCAAGAGGGCTCATATGGACGACTAAGTTTCGACTCATCAAAGACAAAGGAGTTGAAGATATTAAAAGTCTTCTTCTCAAAATCTCTCAGATAGTCAATCTTGTCTGCCTGATCCCCCCAAGAGTCCACTTTCATGGACTCATGGAATAAAGATGGAGTAGTGAGAGCAACCATATGCTTCTCTAACGACTGCATGATAAAGGACTCCGGAACCTCTGCCGCGCCCCTCTTTACACCTTGGAGGATCCCCCAGAATAGTCTTGCATTCTTCTTGTCATAAGAGACAAGTCGATTACGAACTACATTCTTAAGGACTCCAGTAAAGAGGAGACGGCGATGGTAAGGAAATCCATCTGGAACCGCTGGCACGGCGTTTCTCAAGAACCGTGCCATAGGGTATGCCGTGATATACTTAGCATACCGCACAAAGTTATTAGAAGGAATGTCACAGAGCCAGATAAAAGGCTCAGATAAGGTAGCGAAGCTTACCGACGGTATATCCAAAATCTTAGGAATGTTATCAATTAAAACTTCCAAATAAGATAAATAAAAGGATAATGCCGAATATGACGACTCGTGATCTAATAACAAAAACTGTACATCCTCCGCGGGACTCTTTTTGAGAAAGAGCTCGCGTTTCTCTGTAGAGGAAGACAGAGTGTACGTGACCGTACGTATCTTCAGTCCCGGGATACTATTCAACATAAGGAATAGTCCCGGGCTGTAGACCACATACGCGCGGTCGGTCCCCCCAACACGGGGGGATAGTGCAACAATACACTTATCTAGAACCGATAGTAGCATGCTGCTGTGGGTTATAGCGTTCTGAGGTGCAGAAACCGAAACTCGGGTTTGGGAGGAAGATTTATTCTTTCTTTTCATATCTAGTGTTTCGGAC